CAGGCTGGTGCCCAAGCTGCTCTTGAGCCGCAGTCCGCTCGTGGCGAACGCCCGCCAGCCCCGCCGCAAGCGGCAACAAGTGTGCCTCAGATCAGCCCGGGCGCTGGCCCGATGATCTCCTATGCTCCGGGCGTGAACCCTGCTGAGCAGTTTGTCGCACAGCAAGCATCATTGCGAGAAAGGGCTCGTCAGAACCCTTACATCGCAGCCTCTCTTCTCGGCGGTCTAGGAAGCGCAGCCCTGCTTAATCGGTGACGGCTGCAAGGCCAACGCGGGCGCGGACAGGCTTCTTGGTCATCCGCTCCGCATGCACAGTGTCCACTATGAGAGCAAGCTCTCGCCCGATGCTGCGGCGATCAAGCTCCGCAAGCTCCTTGAGCTTCTCGTAGGCTTGCATCTCCAGACCCACGGACTTAAACTTGGTTTTCATGCTGGTTCCTCACATGTAGTAGACATGCCGCGAACATATAATCCCATAACAGTTAGGTCAAGGCACAAATACGGCGCGAAGCCGACAACCGTCGATGGCATCCGCTTCGCCTCCAAGTTCGAGTCCGAACGCTATGGATACTTGAAGTCTCTCGAACGAGCAGGAGTTGTTCGTAGCCTACAGCTACAGCCGCGTTACAAGCTGGCGGTCAACAACGTCCTCATCTGCACCTACGTCGCAGACTTCTCCTACGAGCGCGAGAAGCAGGACGGCACATGGGAGCCCATCGTCGAGGACGCGAAGGGCGTCGAAACCCCTGAGTTCAAACTGAAAAAGAAGCTCATGCAGGCTGTCCTCGACATCGAGATCAACGTGGTCAAAAAAACCTCTTGACGTTTCTCGCAAGTTATTCCATGTAATGGGCACTAGCAACGAGGAGCCACAACATGAGCAAGATGCTTGATCTGTTCGAGCAGCGTAAGGTGTTGAAGTCGCACATCGCTACTCTCAAGAAGGACATCGACCGCATCGACACAGAGCTTGAGGAAGCCTACCTGACGAAGGCTAAGGACATCTTGGCCACGACAGGCAAGGACTTCGGCACTGTCTACATCCCTGAGGGCAATCAGGAGATCAAGGCGGTCGTCACCAAGAAGGTCGAGTGGGACCAAGGCATCCTGATGAAGGCGCTCAACGAGATGAGCGAAGAGGATGCCCAGCACTATGCCAAGATGACGCTCGCAGTCGATGAGCGCAAATACACCATGGCGCCGCCTCATATCCGGCGCGTCCTAGAGCCTGCCCGTACGACACGCGTTGGCTCGTTCAGCGTCGATATCAAGGAGGAATGACATGGCGATGAAGATCATCTCTGCCGAAGAGCGTATGGCAGAACGTCGCGGCCACAAGATCGTGGTCTGCGGCAAGAGCGGTGTGGGCAAGACAACTCTCGCCCGCACGCTCGACAGCGACACCACCCTCTTCATGGACTTGGAAGCTGGCGACGCAGCCATCGAAGGATGGCCGGTGGACGTCATTCGCCCGCGCACATGGATCGAGTGCCGCGACTTCGCCTGCTTCCTCGGCGGCTTCAACCCGTCGCTCTCTGAAGATCAGGCCTACTCCAAGGCCCACTACGATTACGTCTGCCAACTCTACGGCGATCCCGAGCAGATGATGAACAAGTACGAATCGCTCTTCATCGACTCCATCACTGTGGCCGGTCGCCTCTGCTTCACTTGGTGCGCGCAACAGCCCGACAATCGCAGCGACCGCACTGGCAAGGTAGACACCCGCGCAGTCTACGGCATGCACGGGCGTGAGATGATGGCGTGGCTGACGCACCTTCAGCACATCCGCTCGAAGAACGTGATCTTCGTTGGCATCCTCGACGAGAGTGTTGACGAGTATGGCCGCAAGCAATACGACTTGCAGATCGAGGGCAGCAAGACTGGCCGCGAACTCCCCGGCATCGTTGACGAGGTCATCACGATGGCGGTCATGGCAGGCGACGAAGGCCCCTACAGGGCATTCGTGTGCCAAACACTCAATCAGTGGGGATACCCCGCTAAAGACAGAAGCGGCAGACTAGATGTGCTGGAAGAACCTCATCTCGGAAAGCTCATCGCAAAAATGGGGTCAGGAGTGCCGCAAGCCGCACGGCCTTTGACCTTCGTTGACCCCGCCACCCAAACCACTAGCTAAAGGATCTGACGATGCTTAACCTCAATTCCGTTCCCGCTGGCGAGCAGCGTGAGTTCGACCTCATCCCGGCTGGCTCTATCGTCCGCGCCATCATGTCGATCAAGCCGGGAGAGATCTCCCTGCCCGAGTATGGCGCAGGCAACTGGTTCAAGGCCGCGCGCGAAACCAAGGCCAAGTGGATGGATCTGGAGTTCACTGTCATTGGTGGACCCTACGACCGCCGCAAGTTCTGGGACAAGGTCTTCGTCGATGGCGACAAGCTGGGCGCATCCGGCATGCCCGAGGCCAAGGAGATTGGTCTGCGCACGCTCAAGGCTCTGATCGACAGCGCCGCAGGGCTCGATCCCTCGGATATGTCGCCGCAGGCCCAGCAGGCCCGCAACCTACCCGGCGTTGGCGCTCTCAATGGCGTGGAGATCTGCGCCAAGGTTGGCGTCAAGAAAGGCACCAACGGCTACAAGGACACCAACCGCCTGATGGTCGCCATGACGCCCAAGGACAACGGCTACTTGCCGCGCGATGGGTCGCAATATACACAGCATGTACCGGCGCAGCCTGCGTTCCAGCAGCAGACATACGCGCCTCAGCCCGTGCAGCAGCAGCCGCAGATGATGACATCTGGCGCTGTCCCTGCGTGGGCCAAAAGATAACGAGCGGCATGGCAACTCCTGCCTGCTAGACCGCGCCGGGGGACGCGGGCCGCTAATCCCCCACCATCCTTCTAGCAAAAGGAATGTCCCGTGATCCTGCGTCCTTATCAGCAAGCCGCTGTCGCAGATGCCTGTAAGGCTCTCGACAAGCACAAGAATACCATCGTCGTTGCGCCCACAGGGGCAGGCAAGACGATCATGCTCTCAGCCCTCATCGGCAAGCGCCACAAGAAGGACAAGCGCGTTCTTGTCCTGCAACATCGCGATGAACTGGTTGCCCAGAACCGCGCCAAGTTCCTCAAGGTGAACCCCTACATCACCACAAGCATCGTGGATGGAACCATGAAGGATTGGAGTGGCGATGCCATCTTCTCCATGGTCCAGACCCTCTCGCGTGAGAACAACCTGTCCAAGCGCCCCAAGTTCGACATGGTGGTCATCGACGAAAGCCACCACGTCGCAGCGGACACATACCTCAAGGTCATCGAAGCTGTCCGCAAGGACAACGAAAATGCCGAAGTTGTAGGTTTTACCGCAACCCCAAACCGTGGCGACAAGAAGGGCCTCAAGAACGTCTTCACCAACTGCTCGCACCAGATCCAACTAGCGACGCTGATCCGTGAAGGCTTTCTCGTTCCGCCAAAGGCATACGTCATTGACGTAGGTGTGCGCGGAGAACTCGAAGGCGTCCGCAAGCTCGCCTCAGACTTCGACATGGACCAAGTCGAAGCGATCATGAACAAGCGCGTCATCAACGACGCCATCGTCGAAAAGTGGCGCGAACTCTCTGGCGACCGAAAGACAGTCGTGTTCTGCTCCACCATCGCTCACGCAGAAGGCGTCTGCGAGGCCTTCGTGGATGCTGGCGTCAATGCCAAGACAGTCACAGGCGATACGCCCAAGGATGCGCGTAAGCAGATCCTGCACGACCTAGAGTTCGGCGACGTACAAGTTGTCGTCAACGTAGCCGTCCTCACCGAAGGCTTCGATGCACAGCCAGTATCCTGCGTCATCCTGACGCGCCCGTGCTCCTACAAAGCCACCATGGTGCAGATGATCGGCAGGGGTCTGCGAACTGTAGATCCAGAGATCCACCCGGGGATCATCAAGAAAGACTGCATCGTCATCGACTTCGGCACCAGCATCCTGACACATGGGGAACTGGATGATGCGGTCGATCTCGACGGCAAGGAAGCCAACGCAAATCCGGGTGAGTCGCCTGAGAAGCAGTGCCCAGAATGCGACTTCATCATTCCCCAGAACGCGCGAGAATGCCCCAACTGCGGGCACTCCTTCAGTGCGCCAGACAAGGAAACTCTGGCCAACTTTGAACTGACAGAAGTTGACCTCATCGGTAGATCACCCTTCCGCTGGATCGACCCGTTCGGCACTGGAGCATGCAAGATGGCGACAGGCTTCAACGGCTTTGGCATCGTCATCGAGACAGCAGAGGATACCTGCATCGCCATCGTCAAGGCACAGGGCGGCAGAACTCGCGTTGTGTCCATCGGCACGAAAATGCAGGCAACAGCGGCAGCGGACGACTTCCTGCGTGAGGTCGAAGACAGCACAGGCGCGAACAAGACCAAGCGTTGGCT